TTTGTATCTGTCAATTGATGAATTGTAAGGAGCGGACGCATAAATATAATATTTATGTTAATTAGATATGGACAAACAACTTCAAAAAGCACTGCTGGCATTTTTATTCCTGGGTATCTTCGCTTCTATTGTCTATATATTCATGAAGCGCACCGAGAAATTTGAGACCCAAGCGGTGATTAGCTACTTCTACCTCCCTGGTTGCGGATGGTGCAAGAAATTTAACCCGGAGTGGGATAGATTTGTTGCCATGCTAGAAAAAGAAAAGATTGGTGTTACCTCTCGTAAAATCAATGCGGAAGAAGCCAAGGAGGAAGTCATGAAAGAGAAGATTGAGGGTTTCCCCCACATTCACATGATGGGCAAAGACGGCAAACGGGTTGATTTTGAAGTCAATCGCACGGCCGAGGAACTCATGAAATTCGTGAAAGCGAATATCTAGTTAGACGTTGGCCAATACTCGCATGGTTCAAGTGGGGGCGTATCCGCATCCGCGGCCGCATGCATACGGTCATCTCGTTTTCTCATAAACATGCGAAACTTTACAGCATTTTCAATATTATCCACAAATAAATAAAGGCTCACATATCCTGTGTCATTTACACACATATCCACATGCACATAATCCGGTATAGATCGTGTGCTCTGCCCAGCACCCATTATTTTTATTAAGCACGGGTCTTGTCTTTATGTGCTCAGATACTTCTCTTTCATATACTCGTATAACTTTTGATAACCATATAGGGTTGCTTGATTGAGTGCCTCTTCGGAAATATTTAATACAAACTGATCATTTATAATTTCCATTGGCATAAAATCCACAGGGTTATCGTCTATGGTCATCAAATCAATGTTCGGTATATTGGTATATTCCTTTACAATTTGAAATACCTTGCTAAATAAAATGGCCCCAATCAGCTGTTTGATATACGTTAGAGAATCCTCTAGTTCTGCATTATTTTTATAGGGATTAAAGGATATATTGATTGCCAACACTTTATCTGTATCTTTGTATTCTATACAGTCCAGCGGAAGAGAGGCGCAAACCCCACCATCCACATAATATTTATCGTTCATTATGACTGGGTGAAATAAGCCGGGGATGGCCATGGATGCCCGAATGGCCTTAAACAAATCCATGTCTGGTGTGGTGGTGTTTGATAAATATTCTACATTTAATGTATTCAAACAAAACACGGTGAAATATACATTCTTACCCGTTAATTTTGAAAACTCTTGAAGCGTTACACGACCAACGTCTTTATAAACGAGATTGAGGGCTTTCTGAAAAAGGGCATCGTAACGCTCTAAAGAAAAGAGGCCCTTTTTAGATGAAATATATAGGATATCTTCTGGATCAAATGTATTCAGTTGTATATCACGTGTGGTCTCTAGAATCAGTTCTTCTAAGGTCTCTACGGGTAGATTTAATGCAATAAGGAATGCAAAGATGGAACCCATAGAACATCCGACCAAATGCCTTAGTTGGCCCAGGAGTTTGTATTGTTTTAAGTAGCGATAGATACCTGTATAGGAGAGACCACACATGCCTCCACCGCTTAACACAATATGCGTATAGGAAGGCAATGGTAGCGGCAGCGCATTCATTTACCTAATAAATAATCCTTTCTTTAGATTAATATAACATTTTATGAAACCTCAGATAAGCTTAAACGAACTTTATCAAATGCGTCAAAAGAAAGATAAGGGTAAGAAAGCCGTCTTTGATAAGGTCTTAGAGTTATGCCATCGTCGTATCCGTAATATAGGCAGTTTTGGTGGTATGAATTCGTTTTATGAGATACCGGGTATGGTGGTAGGCTTTCCTTTATTTAATATATATGATTGCACGACCTATGTTGTGGAACAACTAAGAACCACTGGGTTTATGGTGCAGTTACTGCCACCACCTCATGTGTGTGTCATCTATATTTCATGGGACCCGAGTGATATTAAGGCCAAACATTTACAGAAAGCGCTGCCGGCACCCAGTAGCGGCGTTCCTTCCTTTGCGAAACCAGGCAGCGTGCCACCGCGGTTATTGACGAAAACGGAACCTAAAAAAGAAGTGCGCTTTGAATATATCTAATCTAGGAAGAAATCTGCACCACCCTGAGTAGATGCGCTCGCGCGGGAACGTATAATATTGTCCATTGCGCTAATGGTACGTCTCACGCCGGTCATGAGGGCAATCTTATATAACTGTTCCAATAAAAAGATGAGCAGTAGGCCACTGGCAACGAATAGGAGCAGATCCATCCATACCTTATGGGTCTTGGTATAACTGTGTGGCGTTTGTTTTTTTATTTCGGCTTCAAATGGTGTGGTCTGACCCGCTTGCTTGTCATATCCCGGAACCTCTGCCAATGAGGGCTTGGGCACAGTGAGTGGCATTATTTTAGGGGCGGCATTCATTTCATTTACCGTCATATAGGACTCTAATTCTTCGTCTACGAAGCCTTGAATGTGATTGTTTTGGATGGGGCGCTGTAGTCCAAGTCCAGAGGATGTTTGAGGTGGCACAGAGGTTTCCATTTGCTCCAAGGCAATCTTTAGTGCCGCCTGGAATTTCGCTTTATCGGCGTCCGATATCGGGTATTCATAGTTTGGTGGGTCCAGTGGCGCACACTTATCTTTAGCGGGTGGGCGGGCGCCTGCCGCGACCGGGGATGGTGTCACAGGCAACGCTTGGCTACTATTAAATCCTTCTAAGGCGCAGATACCGAAGTTTTTGCAGTAATAATCGTAATCAGTGGTCATGCCCTTGTAAGTAACCCGCTCACCCTCACCCATGGCATCTTGGCGTGCCTGAGGTTTGTCTTGAAATTTCTCTATGCTGGTAAGCTCCTTGCCTTGTTGCTCAGTGAAAGGGTTATAGGGATCCGCAGAAGCATTTGGTTCTACCGGAAGGCAACCCTTTTTCTTTCTAGAAAAACTGGGCACGTTGTATGCCTCTTGTAATGTGCAATACTGAGACATCCTTCTTATCCATCTAAAACATTTTCTTTTTTGAAAGAAAGATGGACATTCTCAAAGGATTGCTCCTGGGTTTTCTAAGCGGCTTCTTTATTCTCTATACGCTACAACCCGCGAAACCTTACCCAGAATTTATGCTACGTCTCAGCGAACGCCCTTGGATTTTCGTATTATTGCTCGCATTCTCATGGATGCTATTCTACTATGACCAAAATATCGCCCTTCTGTATATTCTTATCCTGACCACGATCATCATAGATATTGAATTTTTAGGCAGAGCCAATGAGGGCGAGGGCGAGGACAAGAGCGCAGGCAAGGTTTAATTTGTTTATTTTTTATAGAGACACCACCCAATGGACCCCATTTTATTAAATTCAATCAGTGTATTCCTTGTTCAAATTGGCTCACGATTCTTAACGTTGGATTTTACGGATGCGCAAAAAAAATTGGTTCAACATCCGTGGGTTCAGAGCATTATCTTATTCGCCATGTTCTACGTAAGCACACGCAATCTATGGATCAGTTTCGGTCTCATCCTGTTCTATAATATATGTCTCTATTTCCTACTCAATGAAAATAGTAGCTACAATATATACACTCGCAAATGGTTAAAAGAAGAAGGCTTTACCAGTTCCCTGCAAGATAAAACCAATGTCTATTATAAAAATATGGCTGTTTTAAATTAAACTAATATTGGAGATTCTTAATCTCACTCGGCTGACCCCAATAGAGCTTTCTAGCATCTGTATGCACCAAGTTATTCACATTGATGATATACATATAGGTAAAGAGTAGGATGAGCAGTGCCGCGATAATAATTAAGAAGGTGGTGAGACCAGGGATAGGTAGGTAAGTAACCAGTAAAGCAGTGACGGTAATGGTTACTAACAATTGCACGAAGTATTGAATGCGGTAACGATTAATAAATGCTTCCAACTCCATGATACGGTGAGCATTCGTGATAGTGTTTTTATCTTTTTTCAATGTTTCGTTTTTATTCGTATAATAGTTTACTTCTTTAGAAATACTATAGTTCATATCGGCATAGTCTTTGTATGAATCCGTAATTAAGCCGACATTAATCGTATTCGTGAGATACGTATATACGGCGCCACGCATTGCGCTACCGGTTTGATCAGCAATGAATGAAACATATCCGGCTTCTACTCCGGCCGCTTCTAAACTCGCTGGTAAGGTCACTAATCCCGCAAAGGGTTCCATAATGACATAGCGATTTAATAGATAGAGAGCCACCATTACTAGGATACTTACTCCAGCCAAGATACCGATGAACAGTTTTTTCATACCATCACTGAGTGTGTCATTCAGCATAATCATAACAATACCACCTATAACCAGCAATAATACAATTAGATAAATATAAAACACCTTGGATACTTTATTTTCATAGGATTCAGATGTATTTAGACGGTCCTTCTCAATGGAAATGTCCATTTTAACCTTTTTTAATTTAATATTTTCAGCTTCTATACTGTTACTGTTTTCACCATAGGCTCTCATTTTGACTTGCAAGTCTTTAATAATTAGATTTAAATCACTACCAGCATCATCTACTACATCATTTCTAGCATATAGCATTTTGACTGTATCATATAAGATATCATAGAATCCCAGCCGTACTGAAGCATTACTCGCCGTTCGTTCTACCAAATAGGCTGCTAGATAAATATGAATAATTAACTCATAGAGATATAGCAAGCGACGCACCATTTGTAGGCGAGTATTTTTTTCATCTATTTTGTCTAAGTCAATAATATTTAATACCTTCGCCCGTATATTACTTACATTGTCAATGGTAGCAGATTTTCCAGTGGGTACTCCGGTTGTCGCATCTAACACTAACTTATACTGACCGATGGGTGTAGTTAAAGTGGTTTTGCTCTCCTGTTTGGATCGTTTATAATCTATAAATGCATTTGGCTCTAATATATTGTAGGCAATACGAATATTATTCAATATCTCTAATAGACTTTTTGCTGTGCCTGCAAATGAAGGTCCAAATGCTTCTAGGGGTCTGCTGCCACTAGCAGGTGTTGCCAGCGCTCCGAATGTTGCCCCATCATCTATCAAGAGTAAATGGTAATTGTATTCCGAATTTAAAATATTTGCAGCCGTAATTCTCCATGTATCACGTTGCGCATCTGTAATAGCAGGGACGGCAACTACAGCAGCTATCACAGGGGTAACACCCGCAGCGGAAGCAGGGACGGCAGCTGTCGCTGTCGCCGGAGGTATGACAGTCAATGTCGTGGCCGCAGCAAAATTGGTATTTCCGTCTTTGACATAAATTTTTTGTAGCATCGCAATGGTTGATACAAAACTAACCGGTGGTAATATAGAGGTTTTGAATGTTGTGAAATTAAACAGGTTATTTAGAAATTTCGTATTATTCACGGCATTTGTTATAATCGTGTCTGCGTTCTTACCTGTAAGTTCAGTCTGTGCTCCATCCAATACAAACGAATCGTTAATGAATTTAATTTTGGCACCAATATCTGCTAGACCTGCAATTACTGGAGCTGGACCTGGAGAAGCCATTGTTTTCCTTAACTAAAAATAAGAAAAAGAATATGGTGGAATCAATTTAACCTAGATACATGTCCGATAGTAATAATACTCACCGGAAGTCTCACTATAGCGGGTAATCTTTACAATATCCCCCTGTTTCAGACCGATCCAGCGCGAGATAATATCCGTCTTCTGAATAAATGGGAGTTGCGTTTTTACCTTCAATTGCAGCTCCTCCATCAACTGTTTAATTTCCTCCTCCGTCATCTTCTCATGTTTTGGGACAAGGAAATGTTTGTTCGGATTATACATTAGCTCCTTGGTCAGAAAGATCTGAATAAATCCTTGATGGGGTGCGAAACTAACATCCTTCTGTTGAATGGCTTGGAGCGTAATGGAAGGCGGGTAATCACTGAGAACCATAAGGTATTTCTTTGTGTGGTAAGTTTTCTCCATCTCTTCAAAAGACATACCACGAATGGTCGCCCAGAGCTCTTTAAAACTATCTTTTGAAATCGCGAAGAAGACCGTATAGTTCTTTAGGCTAATCGTAATGAGCTCATCTATAAAACGACCACTTTCAATTTCATCTATTTCTTTTTGAAATGCCACACCATCCTCTCCTCTAATCTCTAGCAATTCTTTCGTGTGAAACAAAATACGCTGAATATCCATTCTATACTTTATATTATAACCCTACATTTATTTCATTTTTTACTCCACATGGTTTGCCTCATCAGAAGAGACATAGCGCAATCCTTTCCAGCCCTTGCCATCAATCGGATACGCCCCAAAGGTCTTCTCCAAATAAGCGCGCAATTGATGACGGTCTGGTAGGCGCTTTCCTTTCTGCACATTGTGGGTCGACCACATCTTGAAATCTACATAAGCGGCTTGTATCATGATACATTGATTACTAGTCTCGTCTCTAATTACCCGATCCGTAATGTATTGACCAATCATGTCATTGTTCTTCTTGTAACTCTCTGTCGCAATCCGCACTTCCATCGGCTCAATAATATTCTTCAAGTCCGTGTTCTTATGCGTTTCAATCAAGAGCGAGAGAAAGGGATCCGCCCAACGGTCAAAGTTATTACCGAGCTCCGTATCAATCGGGAACTCTTTCGGGTTATTGGGATTCGGGTTCTCACAGAATTTAGAGTCAAAGTGAAGCACACGAATACGACGCCATGTTCCACCATCGTCACTGGGCACTTCCGGTAGCTCATTGCAAGTCATTATCATCTTGAACTGCGGCTTAAACTGAATGGGCTCCTTAAACAGACCCCGACAGATAATGGTATCACCACCAGACAATTCCTTCATCAGACCAATGTTTAGCTTCTCACCATCCGATGGTTCTTGCATGACCGCGAAACGACGACCTCTGGTCCGCTCCAGTTCTGACTGAGCCGCATTGGATGCCGTGCGCTTCTGTGTCAAGAGCGCTATCGGTAGAATACAGTAATACTCACCCACGGCCTTCTGCACCAACTCTAGCAATTTACTTTTACTGTTACTGCCCGAACCCGTAAAGATATAGAATTTTTCATGACGAATGCCTCCATCCAAGATAGAAGCAAAGACGTCCAGGGCGAATTTCCGAATACTGGGATTGGTAAAGACTTGCGCCAAGAAAGCTTGAATCTCAACGGCCTCTACCGTATGCGGGTTGTAAGGCATATAATGCCGTCCGGTGCTAAATGAAATGTAATCGTCCGGCAGACCTTCGCGGAATTCATGCAGGCGCATGTCATAGACACCATTCTCAAAGCCAATTAGGTGCGGGCGCGAATCCAAGAGCTCCTCAAACTTCGGGTCGGTAAAGAGCACCTTGCATACTTTAATAATGCTATCGTTGTATCCTGCCCGCTTTAGCTTGAGCGAAATCTCTAGCAGTGATTTACACCGATTCTGATAAGCCTCTGCGTGCTCGGGTTGCAGAATAGACTGTTGATTCCAATGCGTGGAACGATCCATAAACTTTTGACAAATAATCTGATAGATAATCTTACGCAACTGGAGGCCGTCCTTAGTGCATTCCCACCGGTGCCTATCTTCGCGAAAGACATACCAGATATCTTTATTGGCATAGCGATATTGATGGCGATACATGGTATAAACGACATTGGCCACATCGTAATCCGCGCCTTTGGTGCCTGCTGCCCGGTCAATAAGCTTGAGCACATTATCTTCGTCTATTTTATCATAACCGAGAGGATCATCTTTCTTTGCCCAGTAGCGAAGGGTTCCCATACTGAGGGTGTCTAGTCGCATCCTGTCCCATAGTTTTTCACATTCGCCACTCACGTATTTATCCGATACTTCAGAGAATTCAATCCAACTTGACAATAGACGGCTGTCAATGTTGCGCAATGTCCAACCCACTTTGATCCACTCTTCATAGCTTTCTGCTCGGGCTTTATTTAGGCACTTTACCAGTCGCTGGGAGATTTCTAGCTCTTCATCACACACATAGGTTTTAATCAGATTGACCGCAGTGCCAAAGACCTGTTGGTGCAGAGAATCCTTCCGCCTGTCCATCATGGCAGGCAGAATCACGCGAATAAACTCATCCACTTCTACCTTCTTTTCATTGTGAATGGGGGTCAGAATCGCCGCCCGCTGACGCATAGAAAGCAACTCTGACCATTCCATCTGTTTGGTAGCAGGTGGCAATTCCGTCTGCACCAAGTCGCTCTCCGCATCGGTATAGGTATAAATGCGCGTGACACGATACGCCTCGCAATTAGGCTTACTGCTACCATACATCTGCCAATTATTCCGATCAATAATCGCCTCATCAATTATATTTTCGTAAGTATTGGTCAATTGAAGCCCCTCAAACATATGGGTCGCTTCGGCCAATATACGATGGCGAATAAAATGCTGAAAGGTATGCTTGACAATCACCTCAGGGAAAATAATGTGCAGACCGTCTTTCAATTTACCCTTGTATTCAGTTGGTGCCGATTTTTCCATTACATATGCCGTCACATTTGGGATAGCCAAATAGTCTTTTAATAGCTTGCTATAGCATTTTACGATGCGTTCAATGTGAGCGGTGGTGTAATTACGAGGAAGCGTGTCCGTTTTCGGAAAAGGCATCGCAAAGCGAAAGTCCAGATCTATCCGAAATGGACCGGGATCTTTTGGCTTTTCCGTTAGATGAAGTGACATGCCCGCCAGTAGAGCTGTCCGATACTTCTCCATAAAGACAGGGTAATCTTCATCGCTGACATAGAGGCAGAGCTTAGGATTGCCTATGGAGGTATGAGTAAATTCATTACCTTTCTTCGTAGTATATTTATGAAGAAATTTCTTAATTTGCGTGTCATCAACATTCGTCGGCTGCGACATCTCCTGAATTCTATACCCGGATTATTTTTAAGTTCTTGGCCGAGCTTAAACTACTGGGTGCTTCAAACAGTGTATCGGAGCCCTTATAGGAATGGTATGGTTACTAATATCTATAGTTATTCATTTTTTTTTCTAATGATTAAAGTAAGAGAGGGATGGCATATTGCTCACCCGTACAGACGGATAATTATAAGAAATTTAAGAGCTGTTTTGATAAGCCAGCGCTTTTACGTATAGCGGAATCCTTGAATCAAGCCCATGTGCGGCCGATTACGAATTTAAAGGGGTTAAAACATCGGGAATTATGGAATGCGATAGACGAGCGCTTGAAACCGGTCTGTGGCAGTGGGGAAGAAGTGTGTTGGGTGGATCAGCTGAATGTGGATAAAGACCCTGTGGTAAAGGATTTACTGCGACCAGAGACGCCGAGAGAATGGGTTACGAAACCGCATACGTGGCTAACAAATTTTAATATTGAGGAGGCCATGAAACAGTATCAGCGTGCCAATCCGTCGTTTAAGTTCCTAGGAGTTTATCCGGTGGATTTCCAAAGTAAGGAATATACGGGTCAGTGTCTGTATCGGGAAACCTGTGCGGTGGATTTTAAAAAGTTGCATGCGGAGGGGATTAAATACATTGGTATGGTCATCAACTTGGATAAGCAAAATGAATCTGGGTCGCATTGGGTAGCGCTCTTTACATGCATTGACCCGAGTCAGAGCTGCTTTGGCACCTATTTCTATGACAGCTACGCCAGTATGCCCCCGAAAGAAGTGCAGAGCTTTATGAACGAATTGGAGGTATCGGGCAACCTCTATGCAAAGTCGGTTGGGCGCCGGCGTAAGTTTAAGAATCTGTATAATACGATACGCCATCAGTATGGTGGGTCAGAGTGTGGCATGTTTTCTATGGTTTATTTAGTGCGGTGGATTTCTTTCCTAGAAAAGCGAAAACAGGTGACCATGCA